GTTCAGTTTAGCGATCCCTGTTTTGTTCACTTGTAGAACCTCGCCGTGTGCGGTCTTCATTTTTTTCTTGTACGAAGGACCTGTGGTCTCGTTCTCGTTCTGTCTGGTGAAGCTCGGCATCATGCCATTGAACTCCAACAGGTCGTCTCTGATGGCCTGGTTCTTCTTTTCTATGTTCAATATACGTGTGAAACTGTTCGTTATAGCCGCAGTGTAGTATGCGAAAGGGTTGTCTGATTTTGACTCATCAAATTGTAATCCGATCTGACTTAACTGCATCAGTGCCTGTGACTGCATCTCGTCGTTGTATGTGTAGCCCCTCCAGTTAGCTCGGGTGCCATACCTCTCACACAGTTTCATGTACATCAAGGCCAGTTGGTTGGTCATCTTACCATGGTCCGCGGAGAAGTGACCATTACTCATTCCGCCCACCCAGTGTGATTTTCCAACACATACAAGTTTGCCCTTCTTGTCCAGTCTGTAGTGTTGGAATGGTGGGAAGTTGACCTTGCTGTGATGGTCTGCTGTCTGCTTAGGGTTCTTCTTACGTGTGTCGTCCATGGGCACGTGATCGAACATCATCACACGGAACACCAGTTCCGTCTTGTCGATCTTCCGGGGTGACACAGTGTAGTCCGCCAGTTTGATTTTTTTCATGCCCGCCGCCTTGGCCTGCTCCCAGGCCTCCTGTGTGAGGCGCTTGGCTTTGATCTTCTTGGCCTCTGCTATGCTCCTGGTGTTGATCTTCTTCAGATTGGGCACGATGATATCGTACTGCGCATCTTCGGGCGTGACATACGAGCAATAGGTGTTCTTGCTGGCGTGTATCTGTGCCAGTAGATCTCGGTTGTTTAGGTACTTGACTCTTTTCATAAATTCTTTCGCTTTATATTAAAATGTACTGCAAAGTGACCACAAACAGGTCGGTTAGAATCGTGCCGCTAGAGTAATTAAGTGCGCCTAAAATTGTGCCTATAAATATAGTTAAAGTATACGAAATTTTACAAAGGAAAGCAACCTATAATACATGGCGACACTAGGTGGAATAATAAAGAACGTAGCAGGTAGTTTCTTCAACAAGACCCTGAGCAGGCTCACGGGTGCTGGTATTTCTACAGATTCCAGACTGGTGCAGGCCAGGGCTAAGTGGTCGGGCAGGAACGACAAGACCGACTGGCGCGTTAGGCTACAAGTGCCGGAAGCATCACCATTACAGAAGTTCTTTGATTTTGACAACAATCCCCTGATGACACCACTGGCTGAATCGCGTGGTATTTTCTGGCCATTGACACCGGCAGTCGTGATACAACATTCTGCGAACTACAACACCATGGATCAGGTCCACAGCAATTACCCACACTATGCTTACCAAAATTCACAAGTGGATCAGATGAACATCATAGGAGAGTTTCCTGTGCAGAACAGTGAAGACGCAAAACATTGGGTGGCCACCGTTAATTTTCTAAGGACGGCGACTAAAATGTTTTTCGGCAACGACGACGGTGATGGGTTGAAAGGTAACCCACCACCTATCATGCACCTTTATGGTTATGGTGATCACATGTTCAACAAGATACCGGTGGTGATCAACTCTTTTAACGTTGAATTGAGACCGGGCATAGACTATATTTCGACTAAACAGACTAATACACCTTACAAACAGTTGTCAGGTGCGGACGCAGGATTCTTTATGAACGCCGAGGGTGATTCACAGTCGTGGGCTCCAACACTTTCTAACATATCTGTTTTGATCACACCAATATACAGCAGAGATTCGATCAAAAACTTCTCGATGAAGAAATTCGTCAGGGGTGAGTTGAATGGCAAAGGCAGTAGCGAGGTAGGATTTATCTAATGGCCAAATATTCAAACACTTCGCCGTACTTCGAGACACGTGAAATATCGAACTATCTAGACATAATGAATCCTAGGACCATAACAGCAGAGCAGGATGATCAATCTTACACCATTGAGAGAACCTACGCTTACAGACCAGATCTGTTGGCCTATGACTTATATGGATCACCGAGGCTTTGGTGGGTGTTCGCTCAGAGGAATCCAGACCAGATAGAGGATCCGATCTATGACTTCAAACCAGGAGTGACGGTTCAGTTGCCCAAGAAAGACAATCTGCTCAAAGATCTAGGGATTTAGATCATGCCAGATCATTTTAACAAGACATCTGCACAACAGCCGCAGTACGCGACAGCGGACGATGTAGCACCCAACAAATCTACCATAAACAAAACTAACGAGACCTATGTGACCAACATATCGGATCCCAACATGCTGTTCGAGTTCGCGTCCTACAACACACTATTCACACTGAGTGGTCTGGGCAAGAAGGATCTCGAGAACACCGCCACGCTGTTGAAGTCCAGACCACACGACATAATAGCCAGGAGCTCGGGCATAGGTGCTAACGAGAACCAAGACAGAGCTGATATTAATGTTGATAACAAAAAGATTATAAACGAGAACGAACGATTAAAAGGCGCCGTAGACAAGAGCAGGAATGTACTCAGCCAGAACAGAGACTTATACATCAAGAGTGTGATTATGAACTCCCTACCGGGATTGAACGAGAAACGCAGGTTAACTTCGGTCACTGACATAACCATGGAGATAGTTGAGCCCTATGGCATTACGCTCCTGGAGAGGATTCGTGGGGCGGCCATCAACAACAATTATCTAGATCACTTAGACGCACCCTATCTGTTAACGGTGGAGTTCCGAGGTTTTGACGAGCAGTCGCGCGTGATAAATCAATTTGGCAAGGATGCCACCAAGCGTGTGATACCGATCAAGATCATAGACATGCAGATGGATGTAAATCAAGCGGGCACCGTTTACACGGTCAAGGCCATACCCTACAACGAGTTCGGGTTCGTCAACACCTACACGGAGTTGAAGACGTCGGGCAGTCTCTACCCACAGGGCAAGACCGTCGCGGATGTTGTCAAAGCGCTGGAGGACCTCATGAACCAAGGGGCGGAGGATGATCGAGCGGCGGGCAAGATCGGTATACCAGACAAGTATCAGATTTCCATACACGAGGATCTCAATCCTGAGAAGACATTCGATGTCAGTAGCATAGATCAGACAGGAATGTACAAGCAACAGACCGAGGTGGTTGGTGTGGTGGACACAGGAGACGTTCCGGTGGAATTCATGAAGGTCAACACAGGAAACAACATCATCAAGGTACTCGAGGAGATAATGAAGGGACATCCGGATTTCACTGAAAAGAAATACAAAGAGTTCCGACAGAAAGCATCCAGGGAGTTGGGCCTGGCACAGTTCAAGGGTGGCGCACAGGCGGTGCTGGAACAAGCCGAGGAATTCTATTTCAAATACTTCAGGATAAAATCCAGTGTGATACCCGACGACAGCAATTTTGATTTGAAACGTGCGACCAATCCCAAGATAATCAAGTTCACCATAGAGCCCTACAAGATACACGCCTACTCGTTGTCCATACCAGGGGTGAGCACAGGAAAGAACTTCAAGAACTTCGTGTTCAAGACCTACAACTACATATTCACGGGCGACAACGTGGATGTGTTGGACCTAAACATCAACTACAGGGTGGCTTATTACCAAGGCGCACTCAAGGACGTGCAGGCCACCAACACCAGGAAGAACACGGTGGAGAATGTCAGGGGTCAGCCCACGGGAGGGACGACGGCACAAGAACATTTCGGAGATGGCAATCTACTACTGAAGACCGAGTCCACCATATTCTCCAGCCCGGGCACGGGCAAGACCGGAGGCACGCCCACAGAACTGGACGCGTTCCTTGACACGTTGACACACCCGTTGGCGGACATGGTCAACATCAGGATGGAGATACTGGGCGATCCCGCATGGCTGGGACAGAGCCAGTTCATACCAGTGAGTCCTGAATTATTTGGTACCAAACGCATACACAGGGACACAGACATGGACTACTGGCAGAGTGCCAGGAACAGGATATGGAACGATGAGTTCCGTTGCTACAATCCCGACGTGGCGGAACCCATCGTGCTCCTGAATTTCAGGATGCCCACAGATCTCAATGACAGGACAGGGGTGTATGACCTCCAGAGTGATCAGTCGGCCGAGTTCAGCGGACTGTACAGGGTGATCGGAGTGGAACACAATTTCTCGGACGGCAAATACACCAACGTATTACAGATAACAAGATTTAACAATCAAGGAGTGACTATATCTAACCCTGTGCCCACATCTGTTGTGTTATCAAAAGACGGCACTACATCTGAAGTAAAAACCTTCAGTGAGGCACAGAAACTCGTTACCGAACTGCAGGGTGTGTACAAGGATGTAAGTAACATAGGAAGAAAGTTCACTGACTTGATTTCTAAAATAAAAGGATTTTTTAGTTAATGGCACAGAGAGATTATTTGAAAGGACACGCTTCGACACCCAAACCGTCGGGCAGTAACTGGAACCAGGAATGGTCGGTCACTAACTCCGGACCCTACCTTGGCATAGTCAAGGGCAACAAGGACCCAGCCAGGATGGGAAGGCTCAAGGTTTTCATACCAAGCCTAGTAAAGACAGAGAACCCCACAGAGAAGCAGTTGATAACCTGTGACTACCTATCACCTTTCTATGGTGCCAAGGGCGCACAGTACACCAACGGTGTTTCCAGGGAGTTCGAGGACAGTCAACATTCGTATGGTTTCTGGGCGGTGCCACCTGACCTAGACACCAAGGTTCTCGTCATATTTGCCGAGGGCAAGATGGACCAGGCCTATTGGATAGGTTGTGTTCAGGATCCCTACACCAACCACATGACACCGGGAATAGCGGCCAGTGCCAACACTTGGGACAAAGTGACCGGGGAACAGGAAGGCCCCCCGGGCGCACAACAAGATTTAATCGACAAGCAAAAAAATTACGGAACAAAAACAGTACCAGCCGGTGAACTTAACAGGAACACACCTGGTGCTCTCGCCAATGGTAATTATGAGTCAACCCCAAAACCTATACATCCTTTCGCGGATGTGTTGTTGAAACAGGGCTTGATAGCTGATCCAATTAGGGGAACAACGACGTCGTCGGCCAGGAGAGAGACACCCAGTCAGGTGTTTGGTATAAGCACACCGGGTAGGAAAGATACCGGCACACCAAAGAAGAAAGTGGGTTCAAAAGATTCAGAAGCCACCGACTACGTGACAAGGACCACAGGTCACACGTTTGTTATGGACGACGGTGCCGTTAACGGTACGAACCAACTGACAAGGTTAAGAACTGCTTCGGGACATCAACTTTTGATGCACGACACCGAGGGTGTTGTGTACATAGCAAACGGTTCGGGAAACGCCTGGATAGAGATGCAGAGCAACGGTAGGATAGATCTATACTCCGGAGTGGGTGGTATCAATATGAGGACAGAGGGAGACTTCAACCTGCACTCAGACAGCAACATCAACATGCATGCCAACGGACAGGTAAGATTCAGTTCGGCCAAGGAGATGATACACTCCGCTGACCTACTGTTGAACCTCGGAGAGAAGGGCATACTTAATAGTTCGCAGGCGGGATCTGTAAGAGACTATGCTAGGGACGGAATATCATCATTCACCGGTGGCACACAGTTACATGGCGCTTCCGGACAGATACACCTAGCGGGATCGCAGGTTCACTTCAACTCGACCAGCGCGAGCCCAACGTGGGGGCCAAATTGGCTCACACCAGAAAAAGCAGGAATGCAGTTGAGGGACGAGGGAGATGTGGAGCTCACACAGAAAGGCATCAAACCTCTAGAACAGTTCACAAGGAAGACCAAGACCACAGTACACAGATTCGTCACACACGAACCCATGTTCAGGGCCAGCGTGATCGGTAATGATGGAATCATACCGGTGGACAGTGATGACAAGAAGAGATGGAGCCAGTTGGCCAACACACCAGGTACGGCCGAATTCGTCAACCAGCAGAACAGGCTGAGTGAGAACAGCGCGATTAGAGATGCGCAATACCAAGCGGACGCACTGGAGTACGTGAAACAGAAGATGGGATCGAGCACCAATGCAGTCAAAGCCAAACAACTACTCACCGACTTCGGATCTAAGTACAATGACATCTACGGAATAACAAATAAAATAAATCTACCTTTCGACATCAAGGACAGTATATCAGAGAAGATCAAAGGATTCGAATTCAACACAGATGTTAAGAATCTGACATCAAATCTAACGTCACAGGTGGTGGAGTCGTTCACGGGCAAGAGCACGGAACTGTTCAAGGACAACGTTTTCGTCAATCAAGCAGGTGAACTGTTCACACTGGGTAATAACACACTGTCTGGAATTTCTGGCAACATTGATTTGGCCAATAACGCCTTGAACTCTGTTCAAGGTCTCACAAAGAATCTTTCAGCGGGCAACATAGTGCCAAGCATATCTAACCTAAGCAGTATAACTCAGACGTACTCAAGTGTTGTAGGTGGCAAGATAGTGGGCATGAACCAGGTCAAGAGCCTGGCCAGCAAGGCGGGACTGTTCAACGCCAGGGACGCCTCTAGATTGGGACAGAGTTTCCTACAGAACGTGGGAGTGAATCTATCCAGCAAGATAGGTGCCATAGGTGGTGTGGTCAAGAATTTCTTCAGTGGATTTAAATTCAGTGACCAAAGATTGAAGGAAGACATAAAATTAATCGGCAGATCCGCACAGGGAATCAACATCTACGAGTTTAAATACAAGCAGTTGCCGGGCACATACCAGGGCGTGATGGCACAAGAGGTGCCGTGGGCCAGTGTTATAACCGACACGGGATTCTACATGGTTGACTATAATAAAGTGGACGTGGAATTTAGGAGATTGAACTAATGGCAGAGAAGAACCAAGACCTATCAAACAGGAAAGTGACCTTCAAGGGTTTCAGTAGCCGTGCGGATAAGCAAAACTTCAAACTGTACGACTTCGAGGTTGCCAAACAGGACCTCATCAACAGGCTTTCCGTCAGGAAAGGCGAGCGTGTGGAGAATCCTGAGTTTGGAACTATAATATATGATGCGTTGTTTGAGCCCTTCACGGAAGCATTGAAAGAGGCTATAGTGGAGGATGTCACAGCAAACCTTAACGCGGATCCACGTATCAGCACACAGGAGATACTGGTCACAGAAGCCGATAAGGGCTTGGCTATACAGGCCACTATAACATATGTGCCCCTGAACATCACTGAGAAACTGAGGTTCAACTTTGATGAGAACTCGCTTCTACGTCTATCTTAATATACGCACATTTCCTCGCATATAAATACCGTTGTATATACAATGGCCACAACAGATAGACAGAACAGATTACTAGTAGCCGAGGATTGGCGTAAGATCTACCAGGCTTTCCAACAGGCAGACTTCAAAAGTTACGACTTCGAGACACTGAGGAGAACTATGGTGGCGTATCTTCAGGAGAACTATCCAGATGACTTCAATGATTTCGTTGAGAGTTCTGAGTATGTGGCCCTCATAGATCTGATAGCCTACATAGCACAGGCCCTGTCATTCAGGGTTGATCTCAACGCAAGGGAGAACTTCCTAGAGACAGCCGAGAGGAGGAATTCTATTTTAAGGCTTGCACGTCTGATCAACTACAACGCAAAGAGAAACCTTCCAGCCACAGGACTATTAAAAGTAGATTCTATATCTACTACACAGAATGTCAATGACAGTTCGGGAACAAACTTAGCGAACCAAACTATAATTTGGAATGATTCCGCCAACTCCAATTACAGAGAACAATTTATTGCTATATTGAACGCGGCCAACCAGACCGGACAACTGTTCGGCAGTCCTAGAGAAGCAAACAAGATAGGTGGAGTCGATACAGAGGTATACACTTTAAGTTCCAATCAACTGGATTTGCCGATATTCACTTTCAGTAAAAGCATTGGTGGAACAACAAGGGCATTTGAAATAGTGTCGAGTACTATAACAGATTCGGAGTCGATCTATGAATCGTCTCCAGTACCCGGAACCGGATTGACATACACATATAGGTCGGATGGAGCAGGAGATAGTTCCAACAGCACAGGATTCTTTTTCCTTTTCAAACAAGGAACTATAGAGAGACAGGAGTTTTCTGTAGACACCGCCATAACAAACTATGTTAAAAGTTTTGATACCAGTAATGTTAACAATACCGATGTATGGTTGTATAGATTGGATCAGTTTGGACAGATTGCGGAACAGTGGACCAAGGTACCAGCACTGACAGGCAACAACGCCATCTATAATTCTTTATCAAAAGATATAAGGAATATTTACAATGTTGTCACAAAAAACAACGACACGATAGATCTTGTGTTTGGCGACGGCAACTTCTCTAATCTACCATTGGGCAACTTTAGAACATACTACAGGATCAGCGACAACGCCAAGTATGCAATACAACCTGCCGACATGCAGGCGGTATCATTATCTGTTCCTTACATAGACGCTAATGGTTCACAACAGACTTTGACGATTACCTTGAGTCTTAAACAATCGGTTTATAATTCGGCCGCGACGGAATCAAATGACTCGATCAGAGAAAAAGCGGCACAGGTTTACTACTCTCAGAACAGGATGATCACAGCGGAAGACTACCAAGTTGTGCCATTGTCGGCATCACAAGAAATCGTCAAGGTTAGATCTGTGAACAGAAGCGCTTCGGGAATCTCAAGGGCCAAGGAGATACTGGATCCAACAGGGGCATATTCAAACGTTTCAGTGTTCGCTGAGGACGGAATTCTCTACAGGGAAGAGAGCACACCAACATTCACATTTACCTTCAACAACAGGAGCGAAATACAATCAGTCCTTGATGGTTCTGTTGAAACAAAATTAAAAGAAGCGTATGCCAGGCAGTTCTATTATGACAAGTACGATGCCAAAAGCCTGACGTCACTGACAGCGACATGGAATTCCACAACAACCACGACCAACACTAACACTGGGTACTTCACATCGGGCGGTGCGTTGGCTGTGGGAAATTTTGCAACATCTAATCTCAAATATGCCAAGGAAGGTGCTCTGATAAAATTTACATCACCAGACACTAGAAAGTTCTTGAACGGAACACTAGTGACATCAGGTACAGACAACGCCGAGGACAGAGCCTGGGCTAAGATATCAGACGTTGTGGGAGATGGTTCGAACAACGGACAAGGTAATCTTTCCACAGGAGTGGGACCTATCACACTGAATGATATTATACCCAACGGTGCTGTGTTGAATGCGGTGATCCCGAGTTTCACAACTGCTTTTTCGACTGTGCTGGAGGCAGATATCATAGACAGGATAGAAAACTATGAGGACTTTGGTCTTAGATATGATGTGGACAGCGAAGAATGGAGAGTTATAACAACTACCAACCTAAGCACCAGCACTGTGTTCAGTCTAGCAAACACTGGTAGTACTGCTGGCACCAATCTAGACGCCAGTTGGTGGTTCAAATTCACCAATGACGGCAACACCTACACAGTGCACTACAGAAAACTGGACTACATTTTTGAATCAGAATCACAGAACAAATTCCATTATGACACGGAGGAAAGAATCTACGATTACAAGACCGGTAATGTGGTCAAAGATACGGTTAAAATTTTAAAGACAAATTCTATTTTATCTTCAGGAAACGCAATAGGTCATCCCATCACATGGCAGGTCACGGACACAGTGACCGAAGCCGACGGATTCCAAGACAACAGGAAGATCAAGGTTGGTTTCTATGACCGTGACGACGACGGCGTCGTAGACAACCCAGAACTGTTTGATATATTCGTGGAACCAGACACATCGGTGTCTACAAAATTCGTGTTCTTCGAGAAGTATATCTCATATGACACCATAGAAAGATTCCGACCTTACGCGGCGAGTAACTTCGTGGTGACACAGAACGAAACTGACATCAATCTAAACACAACAACATACACCGACGGACAACTATTTTATTTTTACGCAGACACGGAAAATGTTGTCAAGAAGTACAGTTCAACCACAAACATTTTGACAACAACCACAGATTACTATGCGAGGAGAGGCAGAAGTTCTATAGACTTCCAGTACAAACACCACGCAGGACAAGAGACCAGGATAGATCCTAGCGTTTCAAACATAGTGGATGTCTACCTATTGGAGAGGACCTATGACAACCTATTCAGGATTTGGCTACAGGACGGTGGATCAAAACCCACAACATCTACTTCAGACACACTGCGTATAAACTATTCGGGTGTGTTAAACCCATTGAAATCTCTGTCCGATCAGATAGTGTATCATCCGGTCAAGTACAAGATATTATTTGGAACAAGTGCCAATGAAGAACTTCAAGCAACATTCAAGGTCGTGAAGAACTCAAAAACCAATGTCACAGACGCAGTGATCAAGACCAGGGTGATCGCCGCTATAAACGAGTTCTTTGCCTTAGACAACTGGGACTTCGGAGACACTTTCTATTTCACAGAATTAGCCGCATATGTACACAACCAGTTAGCACCAGACTTACTGACGGTTGTGATAGTACCAAACCAATCAGGACAGGGTTTTGGGTCTCTGTTTCAGATAAACTCAGCGGCAGACGAGATTTTCATCAGTGGGGCCACCGTTGATGATGTGTCAATAATAACAGCGCTTGGAGCCAATCAACTTGAGGCTTCGGGAACTGTGGTCACATCAACATCAACTGCCACTATCAACACCACCACAGGATCAGCGGTATCAGGCTCTACTACAACAGGTTCCGGTTCAAGCACCGGCAGTAGTGGGGCAGGATATTAATGGCCGACGATCCAATTAACGCACTGACCAACAACGAAGTCGTCAAGCAGGGCACGAACGAGTATCGTAGGACGGTACAGCACCTACCAGCGTTTTACAGGACCGACACCAACCAGCGTTTCCTGGCCAGCACTTTAGATCCACTAGTACAGAAAGGTCAACTGGAGAGATTAGACGGGTTCGTAGGAAGGCAGGACGCTTACACCAGGCAGATCACAGACAGATACATAGGCGCCACCAGCAGGGATAGGTTCGCATATCAATTGGAACCAGCCGTGACATACACGGACAGAGACACAACTTCGGTGAATCCAGAGGACCAGGTCAAGTTCACAGGAACGTATGACGACTACATCAATCAGATCCAGTACCTAGGAGGCAAGGTCGACAACCATGACAGGCTCAACAAGGAGACCGTGTACAGTTGGAACCCGGCCATAGACTACGACAAGTTGGTCAACTACAGAGAATACTACTGGCTACCCAATGGACCGAGCGCCATAGAAATTGATTCAGTCGGCACAGGTGCGGTAGTGGAATACAAGGTGGAAGCACTACCCGATGACGGATCTTCCGGAAGGGCATACACTTTCCGACATCTCGAGAACGAGAGGAATCCAGACATGACGCTCTGGAGGGGCAACACCTACAAGTTCACAGTGGAAGCACAGGGACATCCATTCTACATAATGACCGAGCCCAGCAGGGACGGTATTGGCGCTGATGGGTCAACATCGGTGTTGTACACATCTGGTGTGACCAACAACGGTGCTGATCAGGGCACTGTGACATTTGTGGTGCCAGACGGAGCACCCGACACTTTATATTACCAGTGTGGTAATCATGACGGCATGTACGGAATACTACACATAAGGACAGTGGCCTCCACATCACAGATCAACGTGGCCGACGACATAGTGGGAGTCAAGAATTACAAATTGAGGACACTGGCATTTTCAAACGGCATGAAGATCAAGTTCAGTTCCAGCAAGGTCCCAGCCGCGTACAGGAACAAGGAATACTACGTAGAGGGGGTTGGAGATGCAATCACCTTGACCGATACCACGGTGCTGGCCACTCCAGAGAGCTACGCCACGGATGGTTCTCCGGTGGATAAGGATTACATAACAATCAAGAGGGATTCACTAGATCACAACGCATGGTCAAGATACAACAGGTGGTTCCACAGATCCGTGATAGAAAAAGCGTCGCAGGTAAATGGAACAAGCACGGTTCTTGATGAGACGGACAGGGCCAAGAGACCCATAATTGAATTTGATTCGGGACTGTCACTGTACAACTCAGGAACAGTGGCCAAGAATCCAGTGGACCTCTTCGACACGACCACCAGGGACGCGTTCAGTCAGGTCTCAGGACAGTTTGGATACTTCTGTGACGAGACTGCCATAACAGACGGCATGAGGATCATATTCTCGGCGGACACCGATCCGTTGGTGAGGAGTAAGGTATACGTGGCCAACTTCGTCGACGCAGGTGATTCCACGGTGCTGTCGTTGACATTGAACGAGGACACTAACGGCACGGCACTGGACAAGGACACGGTGTTTGTCAAAGGTGGAGTTAACAACAAGGGTAAGTCATACTACTATGATGCCGCTTCCACAACATGGAAAATTACACAACAGAAGACAGCGTTGAACCAACAGCCGTTGTTCAACATGTACGACAACAACCACACCAGTTTCGACGACGCCACGGCGTATCCCAACTCGTCATTCGCAGGAGCCAAAGTATTTGCCTATGCCACGTCAGACACTGCGACCACAGACACGGTGCTGGGTATAAAGGTCAAGTACAACACCATCAATAACGTGGGAGACATGGTTTTCGAATCTGATCATACGTCAGGAACGTTCACATATCAAGTGGATGGCAAGACAGTGACCAAGAACTTGGCCGAGGGACACCTACACTACACAACAGGCAGGACCACGCACAATAGCAAGAGTGCTTGGATCAAGCGTACCAACGAGAGCAAACAGCGTGTGATCAGGACGCATATAGTCGATGACACAGAGAAGAGACTCTTTCCAATTGATTTCTACACCAACTCCGCGTCATTAACGGATCTGGAGATAAGTGTGTCAGTGAATGGTGTGAGGAAGACACTGACCACGGACTACACCTTGGTCAACGGCACAACCAACAAGTATGTGAGATTCGTCAAAGAACTGAAAGTCAATGATCAAATCAGGATAGCCGGCTACAGCAGTGCCATCAAGGTCACTAACAAGGGCATCTATGAGATACCCGAGAACCTCTCAACGAACAGTTTAAACCAGACCATAGGCACGTTCACGTATGGACAGATACTGAAACATGTCACTGACATATTTGACAAGAACCAAGATCTCACAGGCGCGGTCCCAGGTGCTACGAATCTCAGGGACATACCGGAAGCGAGATTGAAAGGTGGTACTATACACCAACACGAGGCACCGTTGGTGCCAGCGATATTCAATCTAGTGGACCAGGAAGCAAACGCCATCGCGGCCATTGACTACGTCAACCAGGAATACGAGAAATGGTACAACGCATTCTTGACAAAAGCAATCGGAACGGCATACGAGGGTGTGGCTAGAGATCGTGTGGATGAGATAATCGAAAGTATTAACGTAGGCAAGAACAGTTCATTTCCGTTTTTCTACGAGGATATGGTGGGTTGGGGACAAAACGTCTCAACAAGGACATACACGGTACAGGGCACTTCCCAAAAAGATTACGCTATGGATTCACAGCACAATGTCACAACACTGAGTAACAGGGCGGTATACGTTTATCTTAATGACACACAACTTGTATTGGGCACAGATTACACATTCAGCACAACCGACGATAGTATAAACATATCAAAAGCACTTGCAGTGGGCGACACAATAGTGATCAAGGATTACGCCGACACAACTGGAAGTTACATACCGCCAACGCCTACCAAGTTGGGAATGTATCCAAAATTCAAACCCGAGTTATTCACGGATGACACATACACAACCAACACTACAGTAATAAGAAGACACGACGGATCTATAATCAAGGCCTACGGTGATGAACGTGATGATCTGATACTGGAACTCGAAAAGAGGATATACAACAACTGCAAGACAGCATACGACAGCACGTTGTTAGACATACATGATGTCCTACCAAGTGCGTTTAAATCTACAGATTACACCCTCGTAGAGATAGATGACATCATGGGCACTGACTTCTATGTGTGGGCGGGACGTAACAGTGTGCAGTACATCAATAACACAACGTTCTCGGAGGGATCTCCGTTCACTTACAACTATGCCAACTCGACGGGCAGACTGACTGGTGCTAAACTGCCAGGACACTGGAGGGCCATCTACAAGTACCACTACGACACAGACGCACCACACACTAGACCATGGGAGATGTTGGGGTACTCCGAGAAACCAAGCACATGGGATGACACCTACGGACCAGCACCCTACACTTCTGGCAATGACATACTATGGAACGCGGTTGCCACAGCGGCCGGCAGGTATGGCAAGCCAGGCATCGCCAACTATCTACCAGTGGACGCTTCGGGTAACTTGCTCGATCCGATCGCGGCGAGACTGATAGATAATTTTGACATACCAAGCAGGAGACAGCCTTGGAAGTTTGGTGACCAAGCACCAGCGGAGACGGCATGGAGAAGGTCGTCAGCATACCCTTTCACGGTCATGAAGACACTGGCCATAACAAAACCGGCCAAGTTCTTCTCGAACTTCTTTGATGTTTCCAGGTTATCCACAAACGTTGCCGGGAACCAGATATACGCCGACACGGGAATAAGGAAACAACTTTCGAACGCGAAATATCACCTCGAAACTTTGACGGACAACAACACGGGAATAACAACGAGATATCAGACAGCGGGGTACCAAGTTTTTGTGGTAAACCACATGGTGGCCAAGAACCTAGATCCAAAAACATTCTATTATGACAAGATGAAAAACTTGAATGTGCAGTTGGCCTACAAGTTGGGAGGGTTCACTGACAAGGACAACATCAAGGTACTGACCGATTCTGTTTCTCCGGGATCCACCTCGGGATCTAAATTCATACCAGACGAGAACTACAAGATTCTGTTTAGAACATCCAATCCGGTTGAGAGCTTTAACTACTCAGGCGTGTTGATCGAAAAAAACACGGACATAGGTGTAGACGGGTCGACACTGTTGGGAGGATACAAAGTGCTGGGTTACTCAACAACAAAACCTTACTTCAAGTTCAACTATCCAGCAAAATCCACTGTCGCTGGCACATTATCTGTAACAGGGTCAGTGGCTGTTTCACAATACAAGAATTATCAAGAGACCGTGCAGACCATACCTTATGGTTATGTGTTCAGCACCATTCAGGACGTGGCGGATTTCCTACTGGGATATGGACACTGGTTAGAATCGCAGAGTTTCCGATTCAACAAATATTCGAATGAGATAAAGGAGACACTCAACTGGACCAACGCAGTCAGAGAATTCCTGTTCTGGACCACACAAGAGTGGTCACCTGGTTCGGCAATTACAGTGTCACCGGCCGCGGACGGTTTTGAATTAGATACCAACAACAGCATAGTTGGTAGGTTAAGGAACCTTGCAGGCGACTACTCATTGTTAGACGCTGGAGGTAGGAAGATAGACATACGTGAGATATCAACAAAACGTGTTGGTAAAACTTTTGACTTGAGTGTCAAATCCCAAGACATCGGGTTATACAATATTTCATTAAACACAGTTCAGAAGGAACATGTGTTGATATTTGACAACAGCACAGTGTTCTCAGACATAATATATGAACCATTCACGGGATTCAGACAACAGAGGTTGAAACTAGTGGGCTGGAAAACAGCAAACTGGAATGGCGACTATTACGCACCAGGTTTTGTTTTCGACGCCGCGCAGGTCACGTACTGGGAAGACAACACCAATTATAGGATAGGTGATTCTGTAGAGTACCAAGGCAAGTTCTATGTTGCGAAGATCAATCATAACTCGACTGGTACATTTGACAGCACTAATTGGACGCTGAAAGCAGACAAGCCAGCACCGCAACTGATACCCAACTTCGACTACAAGATATCTCAGTTCAATGATTTCTACAATCTCGAGACCAACAACTTCGACGAATCACAACAACAGTTGGCACAGAGGCTGATAGGTTACCAATCGAGGGATTACCTAGAGAACTTGTTTGTGAATGACGTATCACAGTACAAGTTTTATCAAGGATACATCAGAGAGAAGGGCACACAGGCCGCGATCGATAAATTGCTCAAGGCCAAGTATGAAAATTCAGACATCAATCTAAGCCTCTACCCAGAATGGATGATCAGGACCGGTGTGTTCGGCAACACAGACTCCGTGGAAAACATACAGATCACCTTGAGTGATGATCAAGTTAATGCAGATCCCCAGAGCATCGAGTTATTAGATAACACAGCAGACACGAAAGAATATCGAAGATCATTGGCGGTAATCAAGGAAACTCTTTACAGGAAACCTGTGGAGTATACGGCCGCCAGCACTTTCTCACTCCTAGACTATACCAAGGCCGGGGTGGACAGGGACAAGGCACAGGTGTACAAGACAGCGGGTTATCCACAAACGGAACAGGTACAGCACACGGCGTTTGACATATCAGACCTACTGAACCTTGACATCAACTCGATCACAAAGAATGATCTCATATGGGTCGCCAACAAGCAGAACAAGGACTGGGACGTGTTCAGGCTGACCAGTGCCGGAATCAAGATAGATCAACTTAGCACTTCAGAGAATGCCACGAGACTGTTGATACAGTTCACAGGTTCACATGGACTGTCAGCAGGATCAAACACCACCGAGGCCGACTACTTCGCGATCTCAAACAGTGAGGCCACGACACTGAACAGGGTGTTCCAGGTGGCCAGCGTGCCGGACCACAAGACCGTGATAGTGGACTACGATGACAATGTTGACTTCATACCGACCCTGGCGGACGGTTCAACGGCGGACAGTTACGGCAACGTTTACAAGTTTGTTTCCGTGAGGTTAAGTTCGATGGACAATGTTAATGACAGGATCAACTACAATGTTTACAATGACAAGGATGAGAACCAACAGGTCAAGGTAGAGGGCGACAAGGTTTTCGCTGACGCGGACAGTTCAGGGCTGTGGCGTGTTTATGAGAAGCAGGATCCATACACAGAATTTAGGACGCTGTCCCCAGACACAACGACCGCAGATCAAGATTTCGGATACCGTGTAGTGGCGCGTAACGACGGAAGGACAGCAGTCATATCGGCACCAGGCAAAGGACAAGGCGAAATACACTTCTTATTCAGATCTAGTCACAGTGCTGGTACGGAATATTCCGTACAGGCCACCACCACGATGACCGACAACGATGACAACACCAGCAGGTTGGGTGAATCATTGTCGATCAGCACAGACGAGAACTTCGTGATCGCAGGTGCACCATACACGAATGTACTGACCAATGACGGAAGCACTAGGTATTACAACGAAGGGCTAATCAAGATTTACGTATGGGATCCAGACACATTCAAGTATGGTCCTCTTTCAACATTGACTGCACCCACAGACGGATCCACAGCAAATGAAGATCTGAATTTTGGATGGGCACACAAGATTGCTGAACCAACAACAAGTTCAACTAGAAGCACCAACCAGAAATATCTGTTTGTGACAGCACCAGGACACAACAACGACACAGGTAGGGTGTACATGTACACCTGGGGCATCGGTGTTGATGGTTCTACATATGACACATGGACACAGGATTTAATTATAGATGCTCCAGCAGGAGGTTCGGGACAGAGATTTGGGCATAAATTAGAAGTCAATGATAACGGCGACATACTTGCCGTGAGCTCATTGGCGCCAGGCAACGCAGGCAAGGTGGAGATATTCGTGAGGACATCGCAGTCCAATGATGCCAGCACGATCAACTCATTCACTTTGGTACAGACACTGACCGGAGTTGCTCAAGATGGTTCCTCATTGAACACAGCGTTCGGTGAGTCGATTGCGATGAGCAAGGACGGTACGACACTGGCCATAGGTGCACCAGGAGTGGACAACACGGACCAGGCCGACGCGGGCGCGGTATACATATACAAATGGAACAGGGATGGATCGACCAACACCTACACATTGGATCAGACCATAAACGAGCC